CCAGCTTACCGGCGAGATCGAGGAGATCGTGAAGATCTACGACCTCACGGCGGGCCGCTACGACCTGACCGTTTCGGCTGGCCCTTCGTTCGCCTCCATGCGTCAGGAAGCGGCTTCGCAGATGATCGAGCTGATCCGCGCTTATCCGGACGCGGCCCCAATCATCGGCGACCTGCTGGTGAAGAACCTCGATTGGCCGGGGGCTGATGAGATCGCCGAACGGATGCAGAAGGCGATGGGCATGGCGGAAGAAGGCGAGGGAGCCCCGCAAGGCCCTGACCCGCAGGCCATGCAGGCGGTGCAGCAATACGCCGCCGCCCTGCGTCAACTGGAACAGAAATACCAGGCGCTCGAGGCCGACAAGAGCCTTGAGGCCCGGAAACTGGATATCGCGGCGTTCGAGGCTGAGACCAAGCGGATCAGCGCGATGAACCGCGAAACCCGACTGCCCGCCGGCCTCTACACGGACGGCTGACAGAGCCCGGCCCGCCGTGAGGCGCGCCATTCCCTTAGATGGAACCTCTACACATGAGCGAAGACACGACCAATCCGGTCGATGTCGAGGATGATGCTGTCCTCGACCAGCCGGAAGTCGAAGTCGAAGCGGACGAGACCGCCGACATCGACGCCGAGGAAACCGACGCCGAGGGCCAGGAGCCCCAAGCCGAGGACGACACGGAGGAGATCGAGCGGGATGGGGTGAAATACCGCATCCCCAAGGCCCTGAAGGACGACCTTCTGCGGCAGGCGGACTACACCCGGAAGACGCAGGAAGTCGCCGAGACCCGGCGGGCACTGGAGATGCAGGCGCAGAGCCTGACCCAGCAAGCCCAACTGGCCGAGGCGACCCTGGAGTACCGGACGAACCTGAAACTGGTCGAGCAGCAGCTGGCCACGTTCCAGAACACCGATTGGTCGGCCTACTCGGCCCAATACGGTGCGGACGCCACGGCTGCGGCCATGGCCTCCTGGCAGCAATACAGGGACGCGCAAGCCGAACTGTCGAGCGCCATCACCCGCGCAGAGGGCGAGACCCGAGCGATCAGCGAGCGGAACGCCGCCAACGCGATCGCCCAGGCGGAAGCCCAACTGTCGCGGGAAATCGAAGGCTGGGGCGTCGAATATCTCAGCAGCCTTGCCGCTTACGCCTCCAAGGAGTTCGGCGTCAGCCCGCAGGAACTGAGGGAGTCGGTCATCAACCCGGATGGAACACCCGACACGCGGACCATCAAGGTCCTCGCGCGGCTCCACAAGGCTGAAACCGAACTGGCCACGCTCAAGGCCCAACAGACCAAAGCGCAGCAAGCATCCAAACAGGCCGCCGTCACTCCCGCCAAGCCCGTTGGGCAGCGGGCCGGGGGCTACAAGCCCGGACTGAACGACGACCTCCCGGCGGATGAATGGCTGCGCCGTCGCAATGCGGCCCTCGCCAAGCGGGACCGCTGACCCCTGAAAACACACGGCCCGTCGAGATGACGCGCCTTCCCATGAAGGAACCTGATCGTGCCCAATACGATCCTGACCCCCACGGCTGTGACGCGCGAAGCCCTCCGCGTCCTGCACCAGAAGCTGAACTTCGTCGGCTCCATCGTCCGCGACTACGACTCGTCGTTCGCCAAGACCGGCGCCAAGATCGGCGACCAGCTCAAGATCCGCCTGCCGAACCAGTACACGGTCCGCAACGGCGCCACCCTGTCCGCCCAGGACACGGTGGAGCAGTCCGTGACGCTGCAGGTCGCCACCCAGAAGGGCGTGGACCTGAACTTCACCTCGGTGGACCTGACCCTGTCGCTGGATGACTTCTCGCAGCGCATCCTCGAGCCCGCGATGAGCGTGCTGGCCGCCTCCATCGAGGCCGACGCCATGTCCATGTACAAGGACGTGTCTCAGTCGGTCTGGAACGGCGGCTCGGCCATCTCGCTGGCGAAGGTCCTGGAGGGGCGCACGCTCCTGCAGAACGCCCTCGCCCCGCTGAACGACCGGACGGCGAACCTGAACACCCTCGACAACGCCAACTTCGTTGACGCGCTCAAGGCCCTGTTCAACGACACCACCGGCCTGTCCAAGCAGTATCGCGAAGGCTACATGGGCCGCACCGCCGGCTTCGACTTCGTCGAGAACACCATGTGGGGCAAGCACACCCGCGGTGCGGCCAACGCCTCCTACACGACCTCCACCCTGGTGGGCGTCCTGCCGATCTCGGAAACCCCGGTCTCGACCATGACCGTGGCCACCGGCACCGGCGCGATGAACGTGGGCGACGTGTTCACCATCGGCAACGTGTTCGCGGTTCACCCCGAGACCAAGGCCAACACGGGCACCCCGCAGCAGTTCGTGGTGACGGCGGCTTACGCCGGCGGCGCGGGCACTGTGTCGTTCTCCCCGGCCATCGTGCTGGCTGGCGGCCGTCAGAACGTGGTCATCCCGACCACCTCGGCCACCGCCGCCATCGCCTTCGCTGGCACGGCCTCCACGGCGGTGGGCACCTCGCTGCTCTACCAGAAGGAAGCCTTCGCCTTCGCCACGGCCGACCTGGTCATGCCGAACGGCGTGGACTTCGCCGCCCGCGAGGTCATGGACGGCATCTCGATGCGGGTGGTCCGCCAGTACGACATCAACAACGACAAGTTCCCCACTCGTCTGGATGTCCTCTACGGCTACAAGACCCTGCGGGCCCAGCTCGCCGCGCGTCTCCACAACAGCTGATCCAGCTGATCGACAGGAGGGGAGGGGCCTCGGCCTCTCCCCTTTCTTCCGGGGGACCGCATGGCCATTTCGACCTACAGCGACCTGAAGACGGCGGTGGCCAGCTGGCTGAACCGCTCGGACCTGACGGCGGTGATCCCCGACTTCATCTCCCTCGCGGAGGTGCATATCAGCCGCACGCAGCGCGCCCGCGAGATGCAGGCGAGCGCGACGGCCAACATCGACACCCAATTCTTCGCCGCCCCGGCCGACTTCCTAGAGGTCCTGTCGTTCAGGATCGTGGACGGGCAGGGCAACGGCTACCAGCTCATCCAGGCCACGCCGGCGCAAATCTCCGAGGCGCTGGCGAACTCGATCCAGCCGACCATCCCGCGCTTCTTCACGCTGATCGGCGACCAGTTCCAAATCTGGCCGATCCCGGATCAGCAGTATGTGGGCACCCTGGTCTATTCGCAGCGCATCCCGGCCCTGTCGGACGCGAACCCGACCAACTGGCTGCTGGAGCAGGGGCCGGATGTCTACCTCTACGGCGCCCTGATGCAGGCCGCGCCCTACCTGCGCGACACCGAGGCGCTGACCCTGTGGAAGGCGCTGTTCGACCAGGCCCTTGAGGCCATGCGCGTCTCTGACAAGCCCATCGTCGGCCCCCTTCGCACGGATGTCCCGGTTCGCGGGCTTTACCGCCAATACAACGTCATCACCGACTACTGAGGCCCTGAAACATGGCGATCAAATACGCTACGGCTGTCCGCAACGCCAAGATGGACAGCGTGACCTCGCAGACCGGAACCTCGGCGAAGCTGCGGATCTACAACGGCACGCGCCCGGCGAACCCGAACACGGCGATCACCTCGCAGACCATGCTGGTGGAGCTGACCTGCAACGCCACGGCGTTCGCGGCGGCGGCTTCCGGCGGCGTCCTGACGGCCAATGCGATCACCAACGGCACGGCGGCGGCGACGGGCACCGCCTCCTGGTTTCGCCTGTGGCAGTCGAACGGGACCACGCCGATCATGGACGGCGATGTCTCGACCGCGGCTTCTGACCTGAACCTCAACAACACCAGCATCGCCACCGGCCAGACGGTCAGCGTGACCAGCTTCGCCGTGACTGAGGGCAATGCCTGATGCCGGATAATGTCGGCTACACACCTGGCGCCGGCGCATCCATCGCGGCGGACGACATCGGCGGCGTCCTGCACCAGCGGGTCAAGGTCGGCATCGGGGCGGACGGGACGGCGGTTGATGTCTCCGAAGCCAACCCCATGCCGGTGGCCGACAACGAGGCGGGCAACCTTCTGCGCCGCATCCTCCAGATGCTCATGGCCCCACTCGGCTACGACAAGAGCCTCCAGCGCCAGCGCGGAACGGTCGTGGTGGAGTCTGGGACGGTGACGACTGTCTCAACCGTAACCACGGTGACGACCTGCTCGACGGTCACGACGCTGGGCTCCCTGACCAACATCGCGGGCATCGGCGGCTACAGCGCCCAGATGACCGTTCTCGACCAGAACCGTTCGGCTTGGGCGCAATGCGTCCGCGCCCGCATCACCTAAAGGCAAAAGCATGGCCAACACCTTCAAGAAGGTCATCGACACGCTGGTCTGGCGGCAGGTCGCCCCGGCGCCGGCCACCCACGCGGCAGCACATTGTCTGACCTCGGACCTGCGCTCGGATGTCAGCCGCAACCCCTTCGTCTACCAACTCACCTCCAACACGGTCCTGAACCGCTTCAACATCGTCACCAAGGCGTGGAACTTCGTCCAGTCGCCCGCCCTGGCTGGCACGTTCGGCGCGGGCGCGGCCATGGCCTTCGCCCCGTCCCTGGGCCTCGTGGGCACCATCGCGGCGGGCGCGACGACCACCAGCGTGGTCATCTCCACGGCCTTCCCGACCGCTGTCGGCCTGAACATGCTGGCCAACCGTGGCGGCTCGGGCGACTTCGGCTTCAAGCTGCGGATCACCGACACGACCGCCGGAAAGACCGAGGAGCGGTTCATCACCGGCAATACGGCAGGCACGACGCCGACGATCACGGTCGGCGCGGCGTTCACCTTCACGCCCTCGACCGGCGCTCGCTACGAGATTATTGCGGGCCGGGTTTTCATGCTCGGC